GGTACACAGATACCCACGAAGCTTGGGTATGCTTGGCATACCCCTGCAGTCTGATATCTCCTTCTTGACCTCAGGGTCCTGGAAGTTGATGTGAGTTGGCATCTCTTGGATGTAGATACGAGGCTTTAGATCTTGCATCAGGTCACGGAAGAAGACAGGACCGATGTGGTACTGATAGATGGACTCGAGACCATCCTCTCTGTTGACTGTTGCTGTCAGTCCGTACCGTGCTCCGTAAAACAGAGGCGCACAGTTTACAAATAGAGGAGCACTAAGATGATGACAATTATGAACAACCAGGTTACCCGCAAGATATGTGTGGGTATCAGCCACTTCTAGATTGTAGACAAAACCGTCTGGACACACTCCGCCAAATGTCTGATCACTTCCCGGTTCGAGAATCTCAACACTGTCCACCCTAAACCACGTAAGAGCTTGTCCTTCTTCTTGTCTTGTACTTTTCTCACTCCGTGATGGGATCTCCCGTCTACTTCCACACATATCAGTTTGGCTGGGTTCGCTATATCTAGTTTGTAGTGTGTTGGGTAGCTGCCCTTGTATCTTGGCTTGTTCGTCTGAACTATATGCTCTAAGAACCATCCCCGCTCTTTCTCCCTTAGGGCAGTATATAGACTCATCTGAGGTACAGGTGCTGGCTTCCCGTTCCCTCCTTGTACCGTTGGCTTCAAATGCATTTTGCTTAGTTTTGCCCACGCACGTTTCTTGGTGTCTGGGTTGTCCATGGGGTTGTGCTTCTTCATACGTTCGGACAGAATGTCCGATCTGGATATGTTGGTCTTTCTCATGGTCTCCGACCAGATATTCCTGCATCGGTCTATGAAACATTTCTTGGAGCAGTAGGCTCTCCCCGTTTTTCTGAATGAGTACTTCTTGTGTCTGCTGCTCAGCACTACTGGTTGCTGGCAAACTGTGCATACGGTTTCTATGTTTGGCATTATCTGCTCCCTTTATGTAGTCTCCTGTTACCAGCTCACCAGCATGTACCCACCCACCTGCGGTTCTGAATGGGTGGGATGGCGTGCAATAGTATGTCGTACCTTCTACACACAGACATACCAGTGATGTTGGACGTGTCTTGCTTGTCTTGGTCACGCGACCAATAGTAATGGTATCTGTTGCCTCATCATACGATCTGATTATATCCCCCACATGCCTGGATTCTATAGGTACCCCATCTACAGGGGTGCCGGCTACAAAACACTCATCATAGTATACCCCTCCGAAGTATCGATCAAAACCATCCGGCAGCTCTTCATATCGCAAGGATAGAGAATTGATCATAACAATTACTATGCCTCTTCTTTCCCAATCCCAAGTATCTGGTGGCCCTTGCACTAATCCAATACCACCTTCTACCTCCAAGAACTTGTTAATGAAGCCACTCCATTGATTTATGAGTGTGGTGTTATTCACGACTACCAATGCTGGCACACCCCGACTAGCTATATGATGTAACGATATTACTGATTTTCCCTTGCCACAAGCTAGGTTCAAGATTCCACTTCGAGCGGCGCACATTGCTTTGAATGCGTCTCTCTGAAGCGTTAGGTGTGGCTTCTTCTTATCTAGCTCTATTCGACTCTTGAATTTGATAGCGGGAAAGGTAGTAGGGCCAGTTTGGATAATGGGAAATGAGAGAAGGGGGTACTGATCTCTGGGAATGAATTCTCTAGGTACTATGATGTGTGTCTCGTTTTCTTCCCACAGCTGTTTGTAATCAATACCCTCTTCTCCCACCACAGGAAATTCTAACCCTGCCTTGATCGATCGTACGTTCACATGTTTCTTTGGTATCCACAGCTGCCTACCGAAGTAACCCTTGTCAGGATCTCTCTTGATCAAATGCAGGTCGGCCATTTTCTCTCCTATGTTGTAACGCGGCTGTACTAGACTCAGTCTAGTACAGCTGTGTCATTAGATCTTTGTTACTTGAGCCGGAACACGGTCCAGAATCTCCAGAACTCATAGAACATACCTCTAGCTGCACCAGCAGCACCATCTTTGAAGAACCGAGGGGCTGGTTTATCCTTTTCACTGATAGGACCTGGCTCCCATGTGGATACATCGGCAGATGGGTAACTACTGTGCCTGTAGTTTGATGCGTAGCTTGGTGTATAGGTGAGCCGGGTAGGAGTAGAGACAGAAGGCCGGAAAGGGGTATAGGAAGTTGCTACTCTTGGCATAGCTGCCGCTGATTGTCTTGTCACTTCTTGCCGGCAGGTATGCATATGCTTGCAGGCTTTGCAATCGGTGTCGTCATCGTCATAGCATTCGCTATGCCCAAAACATCTTGGGGTTTCGTTCAGGTTGAATCGTTCTGCGTATCCCAATTCGATCTCTCCTTTGCTGATTTGTGATCAAACGTACCCAATACCACTTGTTTGGCGGTACTTGTACTAGCCCCACATTTTCCGCTGTTCAAACAACTGTTCTCTTTCTGCTGGTGTCAGCTCGCTTAAAAGAACCATCTTTGTTTCACAGCAGTCGTACATAGGGGCTGTTCCCATAAGCATTCCAAAGCATTCCCGTGCACTAGCCCCTTGCTGAATTCTTGTGTATATAATTTTCCCCAGACTCTCCTCATCCCAGCCCTCTATGTCCTTTTCTGATTGCAGTGTTAGGCACGTCACAAAATCCGCATCGTTCCCGTGCTGCTTCTGTTGATCTTGTTTTAGTTTTAGAAGCCGTTCTTTTGTAAAAGTCTCGTTCCTTTGACCCTTTCCTTTTGTTGTGCTGGGATCAAGTGCATGCACATATTTCCTACGTTGTTCGAGATACTTGCTTTTTTCTTCTGTGCTCAGATCCCTGAAAGGCATAACTTTTGTTTCAGGGCAATCGTATATTGGGGTTGTTCCCAGAAATAGGGTAATACATTCACGTAATCTAAGCTCAAATTTGGTCGATGATGGATGTTTGATCAATGCTCTCCATTTCGTGAAGAAAATCTTTTCCAAATCTGACATACCCCATCCCTCTATGTCTTTCTCTGCTTGTGGTGACAGGCACATAGCGTAGACTTCTGCACTTCCGTGCTGCTTCTGTTGATCTTTGACGAGGTTTAACATACGTTCTCGTGTAAACTTTTCATCCATGTGTATTCTCCATTGTCTGTGGGCATCATCAGGGAGCTAGACTGATTTGCTTATACCTCTGATTTTGGCCTTTTTGCTGCGGTAGCTTAGAGTTGACATACCCTCTACATGCCTCGTATCATCTAAGGCTGGAGATACCCATGCAAACAGGCTCAATCGTTGACTTCTACGATGACCCCTCAGGCACAGTCCTGAAAACCAAACTTGCCTTTGCCCAGCTTCCGGCCTACATCCGGCAAGCTGACTACCAGTCAGAGGAGAAGCTAGCTGCCCTTCCTGATGATGCCTTTGCTCTGGTCATGGTTGACCAAGGCACTAAGATCAGAAAGTTTGCCTGTGTGGACAAGGGCAACACTGCTCTCTCCGCCATCTATTTTCTGGAGAACAAAGATAAGCTGCCGGAAGAGGCACAGAAGGTAGCTGCTGCCAATCTGGTGGAGTACTGCCAAGCTTTTCAGATCGAACCACCTTGGCAGCTTCAGAAAGAGGCTGTTGACAAGCCGGGTCTATTGAGACGTATGGGTAAAAGTCTAAATGCCCATGCCCATAAGAACCCGTATGGATTGGCTGTAGCATCTGGTGCACTTGGTACAGCTGCTGGTCTAACCAGAGGGCTTCAGAAAGGTAGAGAGGCCGGGAAAACAAAAGAGGGTGAGTTAGATCAGACTCAAAAGACAGCATTTTGGAACAGTCCAAAAGACACCCTTAGTAAGGGTGATGCCTTTGCTAAAGAGCTAGAGAGGATGGAAGCTGCCGGCAAAGACATGAACAATCTTAGTTGGAAAGAGCTGTCTGATATAAAGGGTAAGGCAAAAGCCAATCTCGGAGCCGGCAAAAAGAAGTCAGCAGATCTAACTGGATCAGCTATCATGCCTCTTCAGTCCAACCCCAACAAAGAGGCGGATGAAGATAGCCAGCTCAAGGCTACAGATGAGAAGAGAGCAGCTGCCCTCTATGTAGATATTACTGGCAAGTCACCACCCCCACAGTTTGAAAAGAGGGCCCATTCCCGATACTGTTTGGAGAAGCTAGGCCAGGGGCGCTTCCCCATCGACAGCTACGGAGAAGTACTGGATGCGAACAAGTGGTTTGAAGAGAATGGGAAGAGCCTACATCCACAGGACCGGAGAGAGTACTGCACCAAGCTAGCAGCCAGAGCTGGAGAACTTCATATCTCCGTGACCGACAACATCAGGAAGTATGCTGGCAAGAACTTTGCCCCAGATGATGATGTACGAGCTTCTGTCTGTACCCGCATGCAATTCTGGGCAGATGATGCGCCGGAGAGAGATACATTGAGTGGTATGTTGGATAAGTACGCCAGCGCTTCTCCAGATCAGTTCTGTCAGGAACTCACAGCATTTGATGTCAAGACTGGCTTAGATCAGTACTGGGATGACTTCATAGTAGATCCTGTGGCTTGTGTGTTTGGGCTGGAGAAAACGGCAGAGTGGCTATGGGAACAGGGAGCTGATAGACTGACGGAAGACCAGTTACACATAGGGGTGCACGACAGTCAGAAGATTAACGCACTCAAGGCAAAGTTCGGTCCCGATCTGGCGGGTGAGATAGTAGAGAAACCGAGCGAAGTGTTCGATTCTCTGCCACTGGATTCGAAACGAATTATCGCCAGGATTCTTAACGATACGCAGCCATAGAGGAGAACAACACATGTCGCAATCATTCGGTCTCGCTAGTGCAAAAATTCCACATCTGGTATCAAAGGGTAAGACAGGTCTGCCTGGGGAAATAGCAGACCTGCGCCAAGACGTAGAACTAGCTTTTCAAACTTCGGAAGGACGAATTGGCTTCCCGGAATTGGATGCCATGGTGGGTAACGACCCTCTCCCCGGTGGTGGTTTGCTGGTTCTGGTAGGTAGAAACTTGCTGCAAGGGCAGACGTTTGATAGCTGTGTCTTGCACTTTCCTGTAGTACCTGGACCTTCTGGGCCTTCCGGTGTGTCTGCTGATACGGTAAGACTGACTGCCATGACACCTGGAGTTAGTAATCTACAGGTGCGTGTATTGCCACCTCCAGTGTCGGGCACACCACCCCTACCTACAACTGGCGCTCTATCAGCTACGTATACAGATGCAAGAACACTCATTTTCACAGTGGGTGCCTCTAGTCTTGTGCTGACAGCTGTAAATCCGGCTAACGTAGGTCTTGAAGCGCAGATCAAAGCTTCAGTATCGGGTGGGCCCATCAAGATCACATTTGATACTGCTTCTAATCGTCTTGGTATTCGTTATGCTGACGGTGGAAGTACGATTACAGATCTTGCTGCTGCAATTGGTTCTGCTCCTGCATGTGCGGGAATCATTACCGCTGCTGTTATTGGTACTGGGAATGACGTAGTGTGGAAGGCTATAGAACCAACATCTTTTGTGGAAGCAAAGCTTCTGACTATCCAGTTGGGCGGTACAGGTGATGAGCCTGTCACGGGAGGTAGCACTGCTAATGAAGTAGCTACTCTTATCAATGCTGATGCATCTCCTTGCCGGGGTATCATTAGAGCCGCAGCTTCTAGCCCAGGAACTGGAGCACTTGAAGCTGCAGTAGCAGCCACCCCATTTACTGGCGGTGTAGGTGCTTATCAAAAGAACCGAGTGACCGTGGGTGGCGCTGCATGTGTACCAGCCAATACAACCGGTACAGCAGGTGCGGCAGCATGGACTGATACTGTTTTATCTGTGATCATACCGGCCATGGGTTCGGTGGGACGTAGCACTGGGGATGTTATTGCCATTAGTGTCATGTCTAATGGGGTGAGGACAGGGTCTCTGAGTGCAGAGTTGGGCGGTGGCACAGGTCCGTCCGGTCCAACAGGACCTTCTGGGCCTTCTGGATCAACAGGACCTTCTGGGCCTTCTGGATCAACAGGACCTTCTGGGCCATCTGGTCCTTCTGGTACAACAGGACCTTCTGGACCGTCTGGGCCATCTGGACCATCGGCATAGTAGCTTAGAACAAGTAAGTAAAGATGGCTGATCACGAATCAGATCTGCTGGCCGTACTTGAAAAGGTCGGCCAGCAGATGCCATCTCTTTCCGTTGATGCTAGTGAACCGGCTGTACTCGACGAAGATTTGGCATTTGTTACTACTGACAAAACTAAACTTGACCTGACTCTTAATGATATGACTGGTCTCCCACCTGTGATGGTGGGAGATATTCAGAACAAGAAATCTACTCCGGTTACAACTAAAAACTTGTTCGTGCACCACGACTCCCACCCCGTGGTGTTTGATGTGGCTCTTCTGCGGAAGTACGGGACAGACTGGTTCGAGTGGGAAGCAGAAACACTATGGCAAGAGATCAAAGAAGACTTTCACGTACCATCTATTTCAGATCATGCGAAGGCTAAAATTCAAGCAGTCAAGACGTTACACATTGGGCAAAAGTACTGGGCAAGCTGGGAGGTGTTTTGTTGGATTACACAGGCACTGAACAACAATATTCCTGACTGGCAAGTACTTCAGAAGCCGTCTATCGCACAGCTCTTCAATAGCATAGATGCAGCGGAGATGGTTAGGTCGGATGAAATATTTACTCTTGAAATTCAAAGCTTCGTGGCTGCCTGTGTGCTGGACGAGAATGTTTTGTATGCACCACACCCCATAGCGTTCTGCCAAAGTGAGATAGAACGATACTTGAAAGACAGGGGAATAGAGTCAGCAGATTTGATCACGGCAGTGCAACAAAAGTATAGGGAAATCATACGTACTCCAGAGGGCTTGACCTTGGAGGAGAACCCTGTCGACATACAAGTAGCTAAATTGAAGGTTGCGTGGGATTATCAAGCTCTAAGGAACAAGCAACTCAAAGAACAGTTGCTTTTACTCTCATGAGATACATCACCCAGACCCACATGCGGGCTTTAGTTGACCAGCTTCAGAAGGAGGCTGCTTTCCCACTAGCAGGCATTCGTAGGCTTATCCCAGCTGTGCGAGAGGGTCTTAGCAGCAGAATGGGCACTTATGGCGGGAAACTCGCAGTAGGAGCTGGCGCAGGGGCCTTGGTAGGGGCTGGTACAGCTGAACCTGGAGAGAGACTTAGGGGTGCTTCCAAAGGTGCGTTAGTTGGTGGAGGTCTGACTGGTGCTGGTTTGTTAGCCACCAGGGGTGGTAGAGAGGCGGCCGGAAAGGCAAGCAAGAAGTTTTGGGATAGGTCTAAGTACCAGTTCACGGGTCATGGAATAGAAGGTACTGCAGAAGAGCAGCTTACCAAAGCTAGAGAATTGGGAGTGCTGCCGGAAAAAGCGGCAAAACCAAGTGCTTCAGACCTAGCTAGAGATGCGGCTAGTCAGCATGCGTTTCAACAGGGCTGGCTAACCGTCCCAGGTGCTGTCCACGGAATGGTTACACACCCAGGAAAAATGCTGCACAACTCCTGGAATAGAATGGACACACTCACGAAAGGTCTAACCGGTGCTGCTGGTGTCGGTATAGGATTGGATGCTGCTAGACCAAGTGAACCAGGTGGTCCTGGTAGACTGGAACGTACCTTGGGTGATGCCGCAGGAACAGTCGGCTATACAGTGGGCCCAGCTGGTCTCCTGCCTAGCGCTTTGCTTGGGCATTGGGCCGGCAAAGCAGGGGCCGGAGTAGGAAGAACTCTAGGTAATTTGATGCCCAACTCAAGTGCTCAAGCTATGCCAGAAACTCTGATGCCGGGGAGTATGCAATGAGTGGCTTAGGTGGTGATGGGGATTCCTCTGCTCTCCGCTTCTCGAGTACTAGAGGACGTACTGGTAACTCCTCAGACTTTGGCCTGCAGTACCCTAGCCCCTTCTTTGATATCGGGCAGACTTACTTGCCGGCAACGGTTAAGCAGATGTTCCGATGGTGCCGCTACTACTTTTTCGTGAATCCGCTGATCAATGCAGTAGTTTCCAAGATGGCGGACTATCCAATCACAGACATCATTTTGGATACTGAGAAGCAAGACTTGAAGGATAGTTGGAATGAGTTCCTCAACGAGCAGCTCAGGTACCGTCCTTTTCAGATCGAAGTAGGTCTGGACTATTTCGCTTATGGTAATAGCCTTGTGAGTATCTTCTATCCGTTTGTGAAGATGCTTCGTTGTACACGTTGTGGGTTTGAGAAGCAGGCATCGGATGCCATATACCGATTCATGAATTTCGAGTTTCACTGGCAGTGTGAGCAGTGCGATCATTCGGGTATAGCTAAGGTCAGGGACCACTACATCAAGGCACCTAAAGGTATCAGGCTATTGCGGTGGAACCCAGAAGACGTTGACATACGTTTCAACGACATCAGCGGGGAGTATGAATACTACTATTCGATTCCAGTGCAGCTGAAGAATGATATCATCATAGGCAAAAAATCATCGGTAGAGAGTGTACCCCAACTGTTCATTGATGCTCTCCGATTGCGGAAAGCAGTCGTGTTCAGTAGGGATAACATCTATCACTTCAAACGGCCTACACTTGCAGGCAAAGACAGAGGTTGGGGTACTCCTTTAATCTTGCCTGTGTTGAAGGATTGTTATTATTTGCAGATCCTTCGAAAAGCTCAAGAGGCTATATGTCTTGAGCATATTGTACCTCTGAGAGTGCTGTTCCCACAAGCCGGATCAGCCACATCCGATCCGTTTACAACAATCAATCTCCAGGACTGGCATGATCAGATCGCAGGAGAGATCAGACGCTGGAGATCGGACAATGCGTATATTCCTATTCTCCCCCTACCGATCGGACAGGAGACAATAGGTGGTGACGGCCGGGCCCTGCTACTGACTCAAGAAATTAGGGTGTGGTCTGAACATATTGTTGCTGGTATGGGTTTTCCAAATGAGATCATATTTGGTGGCCTATCATACTCCGGATCAAATGTTTCTTTGCGTATGGTCGAGAACATGTTCCTTGGTTATCTCTCTGATCAGTTGTCTCTTCTCCGGTGGGTGATTGATAGGACAGCCTCGTATTTGAACTGGGCCAAGGTAGGGGCCAGGTTCAAGCCATTCAAGATGGCGGATGATTTACAGAGGAAGGCGTATCTATTCCAGCTTAATCAAGCTGGCAAGATGTCTGATGAGTCGCTACTTGCTGACGCTGATTACGACTCGGCTAAAGAAGATAAGATCATGGAGCTAGAGGCTTCTCGTCGTGTGGCTGCTATGAAGAAGCAGAGACTACTGCAGGCGGAGATGGAGGGAGAGGCTATGCTTGTCACAGCCAAGTGGCAGAACAAGGCTCAAGCCAAAGCTATGGTGGAGCAAGCAGCCATACAGACGGAAGCAGCCAAAGAGCAGATGGCATTCCAGTCACAGATGCAAAACGGAATGATGCAGAATCAGATGGCTGCACAGACAGGGCAGCCACCGCCGCAACAGTCTCCAGACTTGACTCCTTCTCCGCGAAACCCGTCTTTGATCTCACCACCAAAGGAAATTACATCTCCGCTTACCCTAGGCAGTATTCAGCAGCATCCGGCTTCGGCTACCAATTCAGACATCGCGGGCGGAATGAATGTAGACTTGTTATATGTAGCAAGGCAACTGGCGGACAGGATTTCAAGGCTTACTCCAGCGGAGAAACCGATAACGCTCAGACGTCTCCAAGAGCGTAGCCCAGAGCTTCACGATACAGTTGTTGGGCTAATGATGAGTGGGGCGAATGGCCCCACTGCTGCTTCAGCCGCGTCTGCGAGAGCTCTGCCAGGGCAGAAACCCCCGCAGCGCGGACCTGAAGCAGCACTACTCTAACTGTCTGTGTTGACCTCTACAAGTTTCCCATACGCAACGCAGCCACCTTCGAAGTGTTTGCATGTGATGGTTTGTTCTGTATCAGTGACAGTTGCTTTCCAAGCAGCAGTCCCGGCGAAAACTCGATAGCTGGTACGTAGAATGCCCTTGCAGGTTATCTGTAAGCCAGCTTCGATGCCCTCACCAACTTCGATGCTCCCACCAGCTTCGATGCCCTCACCAGCTTCGATGCTCCAACCAGCTTCGATGCTCCAACCAGCTTCGATGCTCCAACCAGCTTCGATGCTCCAACCAGCTTCGATGCTCCAACCAGCTTCGATGCTCCAACCAGCTTCGATGCTCCCACCAGCTTCGATGCTCCCACCAGCTTCGATGCTCCCACCAGCTTCGATGCTCCCACCAGCTTTGATGCTCCCACCAGCTTTGATGCTCGCACCAGCTTCGATGCTCCCACCAGCTTCGATGCTCCCACCAGCTTCGATGCTCCCACCAGCTTTGATGTGTGTCTTTGCGACTAGAGATTCTGTGACTACCAACAGCATGTCCAATTCGATCTCTATCGAGTCTTCCGACTCGATAGAGCCTTTGAACCGATAACAATCTTTCTTTTTCTTTAGCCCAGTATGATCTTTTGTGATTCTCATTTTTGTTTCTCCTCTAGTTCCCTCTTCACAACGTACTCGTGTCTTGCAGTACGTTGATCATACGCAGCCTTGTTGAGCCTTTCCTTATGGTCTAGGAAAAGTTTACATATCCTGAACACTTCGGTGGCCAGTTCATCTGGCCAATTTGGATCAACACAGAGTTTATTTGCTTCAAACTTCTCTTTGAAGCCCAGTGCTATGAATGCTGGGTACCACCATACCTCTATTGGCATTCCGTCTCTATGTCCAAAGGGTTCGTAGATAGGCTGCAGGCCAAACTCACCCTTATGCAATTCCAAGTAGAAGTTCAGAGTCTCTTTAGAGACTCTGAGACATGTTGTTTTGAGGTTGTCCCATGTTACTTCTGGGACTTCTAGATCTATGATTGTCGGTCCCATGGGTCTCATGGTTCACTCCTTTCTTTAGTCTCTGTTTGCTAAGACATCTAGAAGGCAGCCTCTACATAGAATCATGGGTGTAGCAGAGCCGTCTTCTATGAACACTTCTTCTTCTAGGTCTATGTGGCCTAGTGTTACTTGATTTCCGTACGGGTTCAGATCAAAGTCTTGGCCACAAATGGTACAGTACCTGGTGCTGTAAGTGTGCTCTTCCTTATCGACTGCTCCATAACTTTGGAGGTAGCAGTCGGCGTGGCAGGTTCTGATCTCTACTTCAATTCCTTCAGGTAATTCTTCTGGAGGTACGTCTGCCCATGCATGGAATACGAAAAAGCTTGGGTCTTTCTGCATGGGTAGTACTTTTCCGTTTTCGATCACTACTATTTCTGCGCTATCTAGAACGGCGGCACAAGGGAATTCACAAGGCGAATTCGGTCTGATGATTATGGGTTCTCGCATACTCCCTCGGATTTATGGGAATCAGCAGTACTGCCAGGAAAGCCATGGCAAACGAGAGTAAGAAGTGCCACAGCATCAGCCCTCATCCTGATTTGAGGGTTCACCTTCTTTCTCTTCACTACCTTCAATCTCTGACATTAAATCGCTCTCTAAATCTGTCAGAGCTCCGCCGGTCTTTTCTTCTTCGTCTTGGTGGGTGTCGGCCTCGGGCATTTCAAACCGCCTGTACTTGGAGGTTGCAAACTGTGCCAAGCTATGACACAGGACAGAGGCGAAGTTCATTCCCTCTGCACTGTCCTTATAACGCTTCTTGACTTACAATTTCATGCTCAGTAAGCACATGTTCTGGTAGTCTGGTAAGCAGCAACACACGCATAGGAGATACTCTTGGCACGTCTTGACCCGGAAGAGGGGTTTGATCTCCTCAAAGACCGAGTACAAAAGGCAGTCAGTGGTCTCTTCCCGATAGCAGGGAAGAAGAACACGCTAGAACTTCATGATGTGACTGTCCGAGATACTCTAAGTAGTTATGATACCCGGTCTCAGAAAGAGGCCAAACTTGAGGGTAAGTCATGGACAGTACCAGTAGAGGCTACGGTTTCCTTGAAGGACAATGCTACTGGTAAAGTGCTCGATAGACAAAAGATCAGGTTGATGAACCTGCCCAAACTTACTAATCGCTATAGCCACATTGTGGATGGCCAGGAGTACCAAGTAGATAACCAGTGGCGGTTGAAGCCTGGCGTATACAATATGGTTAAGGCTGATGGTGCATTGGAATCTCACTTCAATGCTCTTGGTGGTGGATTCAAGATTCACTTTGATCCGGCCACTCGTGAGTTCTCTATGGGGTATGGCAACTCCAACATACCTTTGAAACCCTTACTGCATGCTATGGGAGTGCCGGAAGAAGAGGTAGAGAAGCGGTGGGGTAAGGACATAGCAGTAGCCAATCATTCAGACATGCCGAAGGCATTGTCCAAGTTCTACAAGGCTGATACAGGTCTCAAGCCTGCAGCTACCATAACCCCAGAAGATATGCGTGCGCATTTCTGGCAAGTCATGGACGACACCAAGCTGAGTCCTGATGTCAACATGCTTACGTTAGGCAAGGCGCACCCCAATGTAACTGGTGCCACGCTATTGGATGCTTCGGACAAGCTACTCAAGATATCTCGCGGGGAGGCCAAGTCAGATCCTAGGGACGCACTCATGTTCAAGGACCTCCACTCAATGGAGGATTTTGCAGCAGAACGTATCACCCAGGGTTCTCGAGATATCCTACGCAAGATTGGAAACACGGTAGATAAGAGAGACAAAGTTAGAGATATCATAGCCCCCGATACATTCAATCGACATATACGCCAGATGTTCTCCAAGAACTCATTGGCTTCGGTACCTAGTCAGATTAACCCCCTAGAAATGATCTCAGCCCAGTTCAAGACTACGATCATGGGTAAGGGCGGTATTAGAGATGAACATATTGTGTCGGATGAGGCGAAGCTGATAGATCCTTCGCATCTGGGATTCCTAGACCCAATAGAAACTCCCGAAGGTAGTTCCACAGGTATAGTGTTACGTTTGCCGGTGGGTGTACAAAAGAAAGGTCATGACGTCTCCATAAAGATGTACAACCTTCACACTGGCAAGAACGAGGATGTAAACCCTACCGTCGCTTACAAGTCTCATGTTGTTCTTCCAGATCAGGTGAAGTGGGTGGATGGTAAACCCGTACCAATAGGGCCCTCAATCAAAATCAGTGGCTTGGAGAATGAAATCTACGACGGCTCCATGAAAGGCGCTGATTATGTAATGAGAGACCCGATGCAGATGTTCTCGTTTGCATCCAACATGATTCCCTTCATGCCGGCTGACCACCCGAATAGAAGTACTATGGCCGGAAGACAAATGGAGCAAGCTGTCTCTCTGTTGCATAGAGAAGTACCCCTAGTACAAAGTTTAGCTGGTGCACATAGCTTTGATCATATGATTGGTGGCTTTGCCAGTCACCATAGCCGTGTTGATGGTACTGTTACTCAGATCAAACCGGATGCAGTAGTAATCAAAGACACAGATGGAAAGAAACACGAGGTTCAGATTTACGACCACTTCCCGTTGAATGAGGATAAAGCATTCCTGCATTCCACGCCTATAGTTAAGGTGGGAGATAAGGTATCAGCAGGGCAGACAATAGCCGACAGTAACTTCACCAAGGGGGGAGTTTTGGCTATGGGTACCAATTTACGTGTAGGATTTATGCCCTACAAAGGTTTGAATTATGAGGATGGGATTGTAGTAACAGAGAGTGCAGCTAAACGACTCACAAGTGAGCATCTACACAGACATTCTATAGAACGTGATGTAGCTCATGTTTTGGACAAGCGTAAGTTTCAAGCATACATACCTACAGGAATGAACAGAGCCCAGGCTGAGAAGCTGGATGATGAGGGTGTGATCAAGCCTGGTACAGTGGTTATGCCTGGTGATACTCTCATAGCTGCTCTTCGTGCTTCAAATGAATCGGAGAAGCGGGAGGATGTGCAGCTATCCAAGTTACACAAGTCAATCGTGCGCCCATTCAAAGATGCGAGTATCACGTGGGACAAAGACTATCCAGGAGTAGTGAAAGAGGTAGTGAAGACTGGGACCAATGTTGCTGTTCACGTAAAGACTGAGGAGCCCTTAGAGATCGGAGATAAGATCACTGCTCGTCATGGTAACAAGGGTATTTGCGTAGCGATCATACCTGATCATGAATCTCCGCACACCAAGGATGGTAGACCACTAGATGTGATACTAAATCCACTAGGTGTAACTGGCAGAACCAATCTGGGGCAAGTACTGGAAGTAGCTGCAGCTAAGGTCGCGGAGAAAACAGGCAAGACCTACTTCATTAAGAACTTCAAGCCGGGGGCAGATTTACATGCGCAAGTAACACAAGACCTTGAGAAGCATGGCCTGACTGATAAAGAAACAGTCTATGACCCCGCAAATGGGAGGCCCATGGGTGATGTCTTAGTGGGCCCCATGCATATCCTCAAGCTTCACCACCAAGTGGAGAAGAAGCTTAGTGCTCGAGCTTTGGGGTATGGGTATGCCTACGATAAAAACAAGATACCTAAAGGAGGCGGGCCCCATGGGGCCCAATCGCTAGGTGTATTGGGTCTTTATGCCATGCTAGGGCACGGAGCTCTCTCTAATTTACGAGAGATGAACACGATCAAAAGCGATTCAGGCCAAGGAGATCAGTTCTGGGCCGCCCTTCAAGCTGGCGAGATGCTACCTACCCCAAAGCCTACGTTCGCATACAACAAGTTCATTAGTTTGATTAAGGGTCTGAATGTAAACGTAGAGAAGGTTGGTAACAGTCTAACTCTCGTACCCATGACAGACAAGCAAGTCAAAGAGATGAGCAATGGTGAACTCAAGGACCCGGCCAAGCTAACTGTTGCCAAGACCATGCGGCCGGAAGTTGGTGGTCTATTTGATCCTAAGATCACAGGTGGAATGGAAGGAAATCAGTGGGCGCATTTTGTTCTACCTGAAGCATTCCCTAACCCGGTGTTCGAAGGGGCGATAACCAAACTAACTGGGCTCAAATCTAATCAGTTCGATGGACTAGTTGCTGGAACTGTGGGGTATGACCCCGTCACGGGTCATATCGGAAACCCACAGAAAATGAAGGGCTGTCTGTTGGGTGGCAAAGCGTTTGATGCCATGCTCGGTAAGATAGATGTGAAGAAAGACTTGGCTGCAGCTCTTGTAGCTCTCCAAAAACCAAAGCTCAAAGACAGCTATCTGGATGCGGCCAACAAGAAGGTCAAGTTTCTCAGCGCCTTGGATAGGGCAGGATTGAGTGCTCGTGATGCATACATGATGAAGAATGTGCCTGTGTTGCCACCGTCCATGCGCCCACTGTCTGTTTTGCCTGATGGCACTATTAGCGAAGAAGATTTGAACGGATTGTACAAGGGTCTGCACCTAACCGCTTCACGTTATGCAAAGATGTCTCCTCTAATACCGGAAGACGATCAATCAAAAGTAGAACTGAGACAAGAGGTGTATGACGGCCTTCGTGCTCTGTCTGGTCTTGGCGGATATCCTCACGGAATTCGTAGAGGTATATTGGATTATATCTCGGGCAAGCACATAGATCCAAGTACCGACTCTAAGGTAGGGCAACCTAAGGAAGGCTTCTTCCAGGAGCAACTGGTTACACGTAAGCAAGACATGACTATGCGTGGAACCATCATCCCGGAACCATCCCTTAGTTTGGATGAGGTAGGTATACCAAAAGCTGCGGCGTTAGAGCTGTACAAGCCTTTCATAATCCGCGAGTTGAGAAACTTATTAGGGGTTTCACCTTTGGCGGCACAGAAGAAGTTGTCGGAGGGTGGGGAAATAGTAAATCGAGCGTTGGATAGAGTTATCCTTCACCGGCCTATTCTATTGAAGAGAGACCCCGTACTACACAAGTACGGTATTCAAGGCTTACAACCTAGAATTGTGAGTGGTAAGGCAATACAAGTACAACCGCTGATTACAAGTTCATACAATGCTGACTTTGATGGAGACGCGATGGGAGCCTTTGTACCGATAGGCTCAGATGCTGTTGCTGAAGCCTACAAGATGTTTCCATCTAACAACCTATTCAGCCCTGCCAGTGGTCGGATTATGTATAGCCCTTCTGGCGAAAGTAAATTGGGTCTGTATGGTCTTACACGTGTAGGAGCTGTCACCAACCACGAGTTTTCTACAATTCAGGATGTAGAATCTGCGGTAAGAAAGGGGGAAGTCAAGCTCACAGATCAAGTAAAGGTTGGTGGCATTCACTCTACAGTAGGTAGGTTCATGGTGGCCGGCGCCTTACCTGAAGCTATGCGACGGGAGTATCTAGAGAAGAAGGACCCGCTAAACTCATCAGCCCAAGAAGAGCTGATGACTCGCATTGCGAAGGAGCATAAGAACGAGTATGGGCAGTCCATCAACAAGCTTAAAGACTTGGGAAACATGTGGGCTACCCAGACTGCCTTCTCTGTCGGCCTAAAGGATTTGGCTCCCGAACGGGAAGCCAGAGATAGAATTTTGGCCAAAGCCGATGCTCTGGTTTCTAAAATGTCGGGCCCAACTAGAGATGCTAAAGCTATTGAAGCCTATACAAAGGCGACAGAGGAATTGAATGCCCATCTAAAAGCCATACCTGAAGAGGGCAACAATCTCATGTTGCTGCACAATATGGGTATGAAGGGAGGTATAGATACCATCAGGCAAATACGTACCGCTCCCATGCTTATGTCCAACCACAAAGGGGAAATCCTACCTATCCCAGTGCGAAAGTCCTATGCTGAGGGTCTTGATATTGCCGGCTATTGGACAGCTGCTAGTGGTGGGCGTAAGGGTGTTATACAGAAGGTACAAGCAGTTCAAGAGCCTGGGCACATCACTAAGCAGGTCATAAACTCTACGATGAACAATCTCATCTTAGATCATGACTGTGGCACAGACAAAGGTATTGCCTTATCCATAGATGAGAAGGACATCTTAGATCGATATACGGCCGCAGATGTTAAGCTAGGTAACAAGGTTGTAAAGACAGGAACACTTATTACGCCGGAACTCAGGAGTGCTTTCCGGAACAACAATGTAGGTAAGGTGGTAGTTAGGTCTCCGTTGCGTTGTCTGCATGGACCAGGATTCTGTCAAAAATGCATAGGGCTAACCGAGAATGGCACCCTTCCAGAGATAGGCTTGAATGTGGGTGTGCTTGCTGGCCAGGCTTTGGGAGAACGTGCAACACAGCTTGCGATGAAGGCTTTTCATGGCGGAGGCACTGCAGCATCTAAATCATCCCTTGTTGATCAGTTTGGGCAGGTGCAAGACTTACTCATGTTCCCTAAGAACCTTCCTGGTTCTGCTACTTTGAGTACTGTGAATGGGAAGGTGACTAAGATTGAGAAGGATACAGCCGGTGGTCACAATGTAATCATAGAGGGTGAACGACACTACATCCCGCAGTCTAGAGGACTGCCTGTCTATGATAAGAAACCACTGGCAGTAGGCACGGAAGTCAAAAAGGGGCTGCCTATATCGGAAGGCCGTGTGAATCCACATGAGATGCTTCCCCTAACCGGCCTCGAACCAGTACAAGCTTTGCTAGCTAGCAATCTAAATGACATGTACGAAAAAGAAGGGATTCGTAGACGCAATCATGAGATTGTAATCAAGGCTCTTACTAATCTCACTAAGATCAAAGACCCAGGGTCTTCTACACACTTTATCCGTGGCGACTTTGCTCCTACTACATATGTATCATCTCTGAATAGGCATATGGCTAAGGGAGAGCGGCCAATAGTTCACGAGCCTATACTGAAGGGTGTAAACGTACTACCCATGGATATGCAAGAGGACTGGATGGCGAAGCTCAACCACGAGGATTTGGCAAAGACTGTTATCCAGGCAGCTCAACAAGGATGGCAGAGTCACATACACAGCTTACATCCTATCCCGGCGATCGTTTTTGCCGCCGAGCTGGGTAAACCTCCTAAAGAACATCCGGAGTGGTACTAATGGGTGCCTCCTTCAGAAACTCTGCTGCTAGAACCGGCAATCGGACAGCTAGATTCGAGACAGGTGTGATCGCAGGTGCGAATACCCAGAACATGACCGTAGACTGGACGGCCCAACATAGCGGTAAGCAGATGGCTGGAGTGCAGGTGATGTCTCCATACTTGCACTACAACAACGGAGAGGGGTTCAACTGTTGCCCGGAGGTAGGGGCAATCTGTGTTCTATGCTGGCCTTCAGATGAGGAATCTCCGTTCGTTATGGGTTTCATCACAGCCCCAGAGGTGACAGGGGCTGTCTCTGGGGACGTGAAACAAGAAGCGCAAGACCCAGACGTAGAGAGTCCTGATGATATGCCTCCAGCTCAGACTACCAATTCAGGTGGCACGACCACACCTAAGACTACGGATGCTAGCTATCGTGCTGGTCGTCCTGTAATGAACCCAGGAGACATATGGATACAGGGCAGAGATGAGAACTTTTTGATCTTAAAGAGGGGTGGGGTCCTGCAAATAGGGTCTACGAATATTTGCCAACGTGCCTATGTCCCCATCAACAATTATATCCGTGACTTCTGTGAGAACTATGAACTCAACACAGCTGCTGGTTCCTTGTCCTGGTTAGTACACCCGGTTGAGAAAGACCCTGGGGGCAATGCACCTACTGAGTTCACCCTTTTGACTAGAGAGTTCGCGCAGGATAAGAGTGCTTCTATCAAAGTGAGCGTCGGTTCTCTAGATTCAGAACCTCAACCTCCTGATGCTAAAGCAAAGACATATATAGAGGTTGTGGTTGCACCCAATAACATAGACCCTGCTAGTGGTAAGGTTTCAGGAGACCCGGCCTATGTACTGAGGATATCTAAGGATGGCTACTCTTACTCCATGCAGGCTGGCTCTCGTACGGTGGAGGTGAAGCAGGATGATTCCTTGACGGTCGGGCGTAACCAAACCATTCAGGTAACTAAAGACCGTTCGCTAACTGTGGGAGGTAAGGTTACTGAGACCATCACAGGTAAACATAGCATCACTGGTGCAGACTCAAGCACCGAGACTTGGGCTAAGATCAAGACAATCGACGCCCCCCTTACAAAAATAGGTGGTCCTGACGCTTCCGAGCCGGCTACTCTTGGGCTACAGTTATTGCAGTGGCTTGCTACACATACCCACCCGTCAAATGGCATACCCACACAGGCAGGTATGTTGCAGGCTATACTAGCTAAGCAGGTTATGGTTAAATAGATCAAATGTCTTTTGCGCCTGTCGCCATATCTGATCTTGTTTATGGTTTGCTGACATCAAAACCTGTTGGTGTCTGCCCTGTGATGACACAGGTACAAACACCCAATGCAGACGGGACGGTAAAGGTAGAGACAATTGTTACTGGGCAGACTCCAGTAATGCTCGATCAGACTATGGCAAGGGTTATTGCAGATGCTGTAGCTGCGGCTGTTTGTATACAATCTACATCGGCCTCATCTTCTCCAGGATCTCCTGGCCCGTCTGGACCCTCAGGACCTTCTGGACCTTCAGGTGCTTCTGTTACAGGACCATCGGGAGTTTCAGGCCCATCAGGAGTTTCAGGACCATCAGGAGTCTCAGGCCCATCAGGACCCTCAGGACCCTCAGGACCTTCTGGACCTTCAGGTGCTTCTGTTACAGGACCATCGGGAGTCTCAGGCCCATCAGGAGTTTCAGGACCATCAGGACCTTCTGGACCATCAGGAGATCTAGGACCATCGGGAGTCTCAGGCCCATCAGGACCCTCAGGACCTTCTGGACCTTCAGGTGCTTCTGTTACAGGACCATCAGGACCTTCTGGTCCCGCAGGATCTGGAACAGTAGCGCAAAGTATGTATACGGTTATGCTTGTGGGATGGAATTGATTTGCATGCAGGAGCGGTGAATGAAAGTACTTAATTCTACAGATACACTCACCATAAAACTTGGTGGTTCTCCCGCTACTAGTAATCCAAACTTCAGTGGGTCCTATTATGACTCCACTATAGCTAGCGGTATAACTGTCGATTCATCTATTCCGCCCACGGCTTTGAATGGAGCAACTCCTGTAACAGTATTGGGTAGCCCGGCAGCAGGCACATCTAGGCATCTTACTGACTTGTGTCTGCCAAATACTGATACTGCATCAATCAATGTTCATGTGATGATGAATGGCATCGACACGGTTCCATACTCATTGGCTGTTGGAGATGTTCTTCAATACACCAAGAATATGGGTTTTGTAGTGACAAGCTCTAGTGGTAGTCTCAAAACGGGTCTATCTGGACCTTCTGGACCTTCTGGTCCATCGGGACCTTCGGGAGTGTCAGGACCTTCGGGAGTGTCAGGACCATCAGGTGTTTCAGGACCTTCGGGAGTGTCAGGACCATCAGGTGTTTCAGGACCTTCGGGAGTGTCAGGACCATCAGGAGCATCCGGTGTGTCTGGTCCTTCAGGACCGGCAGCAGCGAATACTCAACCTCGTGGTACTACTACTACGGCAATGTCAGGAGGAACTCTCACACTTACAAACGCAAGCACGCGACAGCAGATACTGACCGGTAGCGGAACCACTGCCCACACGGTTGTGCTCCCTGCAGCTAACACACTGGCATTCACCGATTGGTCCTACGAGATTGATAACGCCAGTACCGGCACGGGTGCAATTACGGTACAGACTAACGATGCGACCTTCCTTGTAACCGTCGCACCTGGCGCATGTCTTCTGCTCAACTGTACCAGCATTGCAACGGCGCCTGGTACGTGGGAGGCTGACTTTCTCGGGAACGTTCAGTCACGAGGAACTGTTTCGATCGCTACCACTGGCGGCACCACTACCATGACCGCGGGCTTTCCGCGGCAGATCATATTTACGGGCACCAACACACAAATTTGCATTTTGCCTCCTGCTAATACGTTGCCGTTCACTGACTGGACTTATGAGATCATAAACCAGTCCTCCGTCACGATCCAGTTGCAAAAGAGCGGCGGTGCCGTACTCGACGTCATAGAGGCCAGCGGATCTAGGACGATCAACTGCCTCGACATCTCAACCGCTGCGGGTGTGTGGCAGTACATAACCAGTATACAGTTAGCCGCTTCACTTCCTCCGTTGCCCAATCCCCTGACTGGGCTCGATGCCTTTGGCCATTCGTGGATGGAAAACGAAGTCACGGGTGGTGGCGGAACATCGGGGAACGAGATTAATTCCAACGACTTTTTTTCCCGCATCTTCGCGAATGCATGTGGTGTCACCGGCGACCGCTACATCCTACACGCTGTCAGTGGCTCGTATCTCACGCGCGTGGGGAATGCCAATGGCAATTTCGCACGTGCCTTGACGGAAATCTACCGCAACCGCACCAGCTATCCATTCGCTCGCTCTGGTAACGCTTACATTATCTGTTGGGGGGCCAACGATATTGTCAACACCACAGCGGCCAATCAGGCCCTCATTCGCTCCACAGGCGTCGACGTTCTCACGACCATCATTTCCAAGATGCGGGCGTCCGTCATCTTCAACGCCCAGGGTGGGAGCAATCTGGCATTTGGGGCCAACTTCAGCAACGCCGAAGCTGCCGCGATTGATTGGACATCTGGCCTCGCCAAGAAAGCCACGGTAGTTGACAGCGCCGGTAGTTCCACGGTGACGTTCACTATTCCCGTAGGCTACCAGGGCGAGCCCATCTGCTTTGCTCTCGGCGGGCTCCAGGGGGGGAGCCTGATCGTCACCTGGGGCGGGACGGCGGGCGTCACCGGCACGACGACACTCAGCAGTAGGTCTTATGACACAAACAGCATCGTCCCGAAAAGGATCACGAATCTCACCGCGGCCAATGCCGGACAAACCATCACAGTGCGGATCACCACCGTCTCGGGAAGTACGTTTTACTTTGATGGCGTGTGGATTGAAGCATTCAAAGCTGTCCCTATCCTAATATGTGATCAGCCGCGCCTACCCGAGCACTACATCACGATCAAGTCCGGCGCTGGCGTCACCACAGGAGGGAATACTAGTTTCACGGACGCGAGCGTTGCGTTCTCGAATACCGGATGCTTACGCGATGCGGGCGCTACCATAACAGAACTGGACGCGCAGGGGGCGCTCACTGGGAATACCAACACCATCTCCTCGGTCACGAACGCTACCACGATCGTTCTGGGCACGAACTCAGCGGCGGGAGCCCATTCGGCGATACAGTATTCTTTCAACCGGCAATTCCTGGGCTACTCTGGCGGCGCTTACGGATTCAGTAACACAAACTTCACTAATGCAACCATTGCAAATCACACGGCGGCCGACACGGATGTGGCAAATTGGAATTCGCAGGTAGTCGATGGCGTAATTGCGCTGTTCGATACCATGGTTCAGAAAGTGGGACTTGACGCTGACATCGGCGGAGACGACACTGTGCCGGCCAACGTCTACACTTGGTTTGACACCGAGGGGCTTCACTTAAACGCTTTGGGACACCAGAGAGCCGCTCAGGCATGTTGGCAGGCCGCTGCGCAGCTACAAGCTCCCGTGACCGACCCGCTGAATCTGTCGCTTCTGCAAACACAGTCGGCACCGTCATACTGGGGATCCCCATATCGGCGAATTGTCAAGACCGGTTCTATTTATTTGCCGGACGGAGGTGTCGTCTGCCCTACTGCCGCCGTCGTCTACACTGCCGCTGCGGGCGATGCCTTTGCGTTCCCCTTTTATTCGACGGAAGCCGCGCTGCAGTGGGGCGCTATCATAATGGATCAATCCAACGCTGGCGTGTCCGTCATACGTTTGGGATTCTATACCGACACGGCAGGAATTTGTGGAGTACTCGGATACCCGCAGACCCTCAAGCGGGATGTGGGGAGCAACTACACAATGAACGGCGTAGCGGCTGCCCAAACGGTTGCAACTTTCAACAGACCTGTCTATCCCGGTCTCACCTGGCTGGTAATGGTAGTGCAATCTAACGGGACGACTCCATCCACTTTTTACACTATGTACGGCGCTGGCAGTATGGCAATTCCCGGGTGGAATGGAGCGCATCTCGGAACAGCTACTAACATCCTGCAGCCGATTGCATACAAGGTAACGGGGGTCGCGGCGGGCGCTTTGCCTACCATCTTCCCTGCAGGCGGTGTCCTGGCCGGAGCTGCTGCTGCCAGTCTTGGCATTGTGGCACCTTTGATCGGCGTGACAATCAACATGCAGTGATGAAAATCTTCTTATTTGGGCTTCCACGCACATACTTCTCCAGAGTTTATGAATAGGCATGCCAACGGCTTTCATGTAGTATTAAAGCAATCTTCTAAGTGAGGAGTTCATTATGGACTTGTTTCTAGACAACGAATTAATTCAGATCGAAAAGATGGGCATGGAGGCAGGTCTAAGCGAAGATGCCAATGACTGGCCTCAGCAAATCCTAGACGAGCTGTATAGGCAAGTACCCTACTCCAGTGACTACTCCCCGAAGGTAGTGCTTCGAGTTATCGATGCAGACCGGAGATATGGTCTAGGTCAGATTGAACTCCTCAACAAGATGGCGATCAATCCTAGAGATGATGACACTCCTGAAGTATTGAAGGGCAGGCAGAAGGCTTTGATCCCAGTCATCATCCAGGACGGTAAGCTCAAGCCGTTGGATGTTCTGATGTACGACGGGAAGGTAGAGCCTCTGACAGATGAGAGACTGAAGAAGGCTCTATTCAGGCCCAACCTATTCGAGGCTATTCGCGAACGTCCTGGAGATATCTCTCTGATCGAACAGCTGTATCCACCACACAGGCAATATGGTGGCGCTCGTGGGCCCATCATGGCAGACATCGGAGCTGCGGGAATGGGTAAGGAGAGTAGTGCTCAGCCACAGTGTTTGTTCGATGCCATTCTTCCGACCATCACAGAGGAACAGGCAGGGGATACAATAGAGAAGCTGGGGGCTAATGACCCAGTGACATATGCCCAGGTCACGAAGAATGAATACGTCCATGAGTTCCTGGACAAGCTAGGCAAGGCAGACTTGTCAGAAGAAACTGGACCTGACTACTTGAAGAAAGTAGCTAGTACCATCACACCCAATGTCATTCAGATTCAGAAGATTGAAGGTGGTTTTCGGATCAAGACAGCAAATACCGAAGCCCTGATTCCAGATTCTCAGGACATGCCTCGCCCGGCAGCCGTAGGTGCACTAGGTGGGGACATGGTATCTCGGGTAGAAGCTGATGGCACTACGACCATCACCACGCAACCGGTGGTAAAGGATACGCTGCTTGACCTTCAGATCGAAGTGGTCAATTCGTTTGGTATCTATAAGGTCAAGACCCAAGACGAGAACCGAGAGCTAGTAGGTTGGGTCTTCCCGAAGGTCATGGACTTTAGCGGTACGCTGCTACCTATGGCCTTGTTCACAAACGGTAGTGAGTCAGCGATGCAAGAGAACATTGCTGGTGTACCTATTGGTAGGCACACAGACCTCTTGGATACAGACCCAGAAGGTTTTGGTTCCTTCTACTACGCCACTCCCGAAGGCGCTATTGCATTTGTGCCCGTCAACATTCATGCAACCATTGAAACGCCGGAAGGTAGTGGGTTCAAGTGTGACACTGTTACTGGTGAGCAACTGATCATAACCAAGCTACCAGACCTCAAAGAAGTGTCCTTGATTGAGGAAGGACACTACGGAATTCCTGAGGATTGCGGCTTCTTGTCCTTCAATGAGGTAGTTGATCTGGCTTCATCCCCAGATGAGTACACTAAGGTTGCTGAAGCTAAGGCTCTGCCAACCGCTGTGCGGGTCATCACGGACAGCGGAAAGAACTTTACCTTCCAGGGAGAGGCCATAGACAAACTGGCGGGTGTAATGGAGTCTGTGTGCCTAGGTAAGGATGATGCAGTCTTCTTGGGAGCCGTGCTGGGGCAGGACCCAGTACAGTTTGAGAAGGACCTAGTGGGCATGCGCAAGCAGGGCAGCCAGGAGATTTGGTTTGAAGCTGGGAAGGTAACCACATTCAAGGATAGCTTCCAGAAGGCCAAGACTGCTGCTGCCGAGTACTTGAAGAGCCTGCCTAACCTAAGGGCCTACCTGCTCAAGGAGGCGGCTCAGCTAGAGGACCCGACGTCGGTAGACAAGATACTGTCAGTGGGGTTCATCAATTCCGAAAACGTCACTATCTTTGCCAGCTACGTACCAGAGTTCGAGGCAGTTATACGGAAGTTAGCGGAGTTACTAGTAGCTACTCGTATGGGGCTCAACTCGGTAGATGAGGGGGCACTTCAACGTTCTATGATCCATTTGGATAAGGTTGTTGCTGGTCTAAAGACACTTAGCAATTTGCCACGAGTGTAGTTTAGGACTTGCCGTGGACGTTAAGCGTAGTCCCGCAGAATTCTTTTGCATGTTTCTGCTTAGCCAGCAGAAACACTCAGTGGACACCATTATCCATATTCTGGAAGACCATAATCTCTACGCAGTCAATCACAGGTACATAGAGCGTCTACAAGAGAAGATGCTTCCTTTCCCAGAGCCTTGGGCACCGACGCTCAATCTGGGGACAGAAGATGAGCATCTGATTACCAAAGAGTATCTACGTACACATGGTATCCACGACTTGTGGTACCCCAGTGCTGCTGCTCAAGAAGCCTTCCAGATTCTTGGGAATCCGGGGCTAAGAGAACATACAGAGCAACTCCTGCTATCTCCTCTCCGAGTGGAGGAGACAGTAAGGCGATTGAATGATTATCATAAAGTCAAGCTGACGGCGGAAGGGGTAGAGGCATTTGGGCACTACTTTTGGAATCGCAAGCTACTCTCCATGGGGGAGTGGGTTGCGTACATGGATGATAAGCCTGCCGCCTATACTCGCATCACCACTCTGAAAGCATCACCAGACATAGCAGATATGGTTGTGCCTTGGTTGGCGGGGATGTCGGGCCCTCCTTCCAGCATCAATACTGGTGCTGTAGCACGCCGTATGCGTGATGTAGCATTCCTGAAGGTACTGGAGATTGAAAGAGAACCAGCCTCCTTAGATCATGCTAACATGATGAGCAAGTATATGTCTGTCATCAAGGCAGCTGAGGATGAGATGCGCCAGAGTGACGTGGCTCTGCGCGAGGTTCTGAATGCCTTTGAGAAGTTCCGAATGAAGAAGGATGATCGCAAGGTTCTCGCTATCGAAGATATAGCTGGTGTAAACTACAGCCAGTCAGGTGGTGGGACTGATGCGATGTCTGAGGCCGATCGATTATTGGAGGACGCTGATGGCTGAGTTGAACATTGTACCGTTCGAAGCAAATGAAGATGAACATGCTGCAGTAGATACCCTACCCACCAATACCGTAACGACGGAGGCTCTAGCTAAGGCAGTACCTAAGTTCAAGGAATGGACTATAGGTAAACTGTTTGCAGAGTTTGGGGTTAAAGATGGAAAGTTGATCTATCATTTTTACCACACAGACAGAAAGGCCATTTTCGACACTGCTACCAAGCAGCTGGACGAGAGCCGCTATGCTGAAGATAGGCAATCCATTGCTGAGGAAGCAAACAAAGCTCTGGAGTTGACACCTTGGTTGCCCAGTATGCATTCATGTATTGCGTCTGCGATAAGAGCTCATTTCAAAGATACTCCAGCCACTGTGAAGTATTCACGTGAGGTAGATAGCTGGTCAGTGGTGCTGACTATGGAGGCCATGTCTTTGGGTATACAAAGTCCAGAGCATGTGGCTAGCTTTGTACTCAACGTGGCACATAGGTTAGGACAGGTATAGGTAGCTAAAGAAGAAGGGTAAAGGTTGGCCGGCTCCTGCCGGCCGTAGTATGACGAGTAGGGCCACCACAAACTTTTGCACTTCACTTGACCACCCTCTTCAATCACACACGTTCGTGCTGGAGTCAAGAACCCTGGTACTCGTCATGTTTTTGTGACTTGTTTAAGGCGAGCGGGAATTGCAGGAATGATGTGATGGCTATCTTCCATTCCTGACACTATTCTTATACCCGATTGCGAGATTTCTTTTCACGGATGATCAATGGCAACCATTACTTTAGCTGAAGCTGAACTGCTCAAAGCAGCACACACTATTCCTTTATCCTACTGCTTCGACGATCATGGAATAGCAGAGCCAGTCTTTGACTATAATGAAGATGGTGAAGCTGTCGACTTCGGTATAGATGCAGAACCTGCAGAAGTTATACTGCCTGGAGCTTCGTCATCAACAGAACTGCTTGGTGTCTCTCCATCCGAGTTTGCAGAAACAGCTATTCGTATACCTGAAGCTGGCCGTATAGCAGACTTCTCATTCAAGGGTCGCGAATATCTCCGGAAGGTTTACGATACTCCTGCTAACAAAGTACTCTTAGTTTTCGGCCGTCAGACGGAAAAAACCACTACGCTCGGTAACAGAATGCTCTGTTACTCTGCTCTAGTCAGCAACTTTAGATCTTTGTACGTAGCTCCATCTGCCGAGCAGGCAAAAGTATTCTCTAACGATCGTATTAAAGACGCGATAGATGCATCTCCTTTGCTCCGCGCATATACCTCGTCGTCCATCAATCAAGCTGTCTTCTTCAAAAAGTTCATCAACTATTCTCAAATCAGACTTCGATATGCATATCTAACTGCAGATCGAGTGCGCGGTATTGCTTCTGACCAGATTTTGATCGATGAGATTCAAGATATCTTGATCGATAACATTCCTGTCATTGAGCAATGCGCATTTCACTCTAAGTACAAGATGTTCTTGTATTCGGGTACGCCTAAGTCCGTAGATAACACTATTGAATTCTATTGGTCAGAATTCTCCACACAGAACGAATGGGTAGTACCGTGTGAGAGGCATGGCTTACCTGGGGACTCGAGCACTTGGCATTGGAATGTTCTGACGGAGAAAAACATAGGGTCTACCGGTTTAATCTGTGACAAGTGCGGCGAGACTATTTCTGCGCAGCACCCCAGGGCGCAATGGGCTGCCATGAACCCAATGCGGGAAGACAACAGGGACAAGGTTACTTTTGAGGGGTACCGTGTCCCCCAAATCATGGTCCCCTGGGTAGACTGGGGAGAGATACTGATAGCGCAAGAGCAGTACTCTCGCTCCCAATTTATGAATGAGAAGCTGGGAAGGTCTTATGATTCCGGCGTACGACCTATCACCAGGGCACAACTACAAGCTGTGTGCAAGCCTGAGATTCTATTGGGCGACATAGAGTCTTTCCGAAGATTGGCACAAGGTATGTCTATCTACGCCGGAATAGATTGGGGAGGGGGCACCGAATCTAGCTTCACCCATATCTCATTTGGCGGATATTTTGGTACAGGTAACTTCTCTATTTTCTGGTGTCATCGTTTTACAGGGCAAGACTTAGACCCCGAGAAGCAACTTGATATAATCACACAGATGCTGGCTCAGGTACACGTAAAGATCATAGGCGTAGACTATGGTGGTGGTTTCTACCCGAACGACAAACTCATCAAGCGATTTGGTGCCAACAAGGTGATGAAGTTCCAATACAACCCGCGGCAGAAAAAGAAGATCTATTGGGAGCCAAACCTGCGTCGATGGATGTGCCACCGTTCCGAAGTCATGAGTGATATCTTCAATGCCTTGAAGGCAAAGAAGATTGACTTGCCCAGGTGGGAAGATTTTCAGGACCCACATGGTGCAGATATCCTTAGCATCTTTACCGAGTATAACGTGCGACTCAGGATGAACGAGTACAAGAAGCCGCCGGGAAAAGCAGATGATGCATTTCATTCTTTGCTGCTGTGTTTGCTAGCTTCTTGTATAGAGCGCCCACGTCCAGATATCTTCGCACCTATGCAGGACAGTGGACTCATGGAGAACTATGGATCAAATGGCTAAAGAGAAGAGGCCACCTTTGGCTTTCTCTTTATCCGCTACTTTGCTTCCTTTTTCTTGGCTTTACTTTCAGGAGGCTGTTCAAAGCTCATAACGCATTCCCAAGGATCTTCTCGGGTATCACCTCTTGTGATCCATATGCGTTTTAGAGGTATAGCCAGGCCCTTTCTTAGATTACTGATTTGGATATCAAAGCGTTTGCCAAGTATCTTGACTAGTTCTGCTGGGAGTTCTGTCATTGGCATTGTGGCAATAGCAGAACGTATGGCAGCCCATCGCGCTTTTCCTACCATTCGTTTGAATCTATTGGATGTGTTGAGGTCAAACTTGATCATTTGGTGTTTTTCCTAGCGTGGGATTAGCCTACCCGCGCAGTCCCTGATAGTGTTGAGTGCAAACCTGATGTGTTGTTCAAGAGATTGTCCACTGTGTATTCCCAACCAGTCAGCTAGCTGACCGAAACGGTTATCAAAACAGTTGGCCATCTGTTTGTGTGCCGAGGCAGCCTTTTCGAAGGCAGACAAGAATCGTTCTTCTTGGGCTACGTTACTGAACATCATTTACAAACTCCCCGTATTGAATACTTCCTTGTAGGCTTTGTACAGTCCGGCACTACCATCATGAGCTGCGGCTAGCTTTCGTAGTCTCTTCAGAGATTTGATCAATTCAGTATCTCTACCTTCTAGTAGGCCATTGTTGCAAGTTTCGATCATAGCGTTAACTGCAACCACACCGGCTTTACTTTTATGCTCCATGAGCCGAAGTTTGATAAGGAGCTGATCTAGGGCATCCTCATTCATAATATACTGCCCTGCTATACCCTCTACCGGGAATTCCCACAGAAGTTTTTCTGCTGGAAGTGTATCCACATGATTGCTTATTACCTTCAGGTAGGAGTTAGATCTACCTTCCGCTACAACCCTTCCTCTTCTCCTGGTTCCTGAATCTCTGTTGGCTGGCAAGCACAAGGCCATACCTACTGCCCACATATGAGTAGCATAGGCATCTACAGCTTTAGGTGTAGCTTCGTGTGCAGATAGACCGGGAGCACGCCAAATTCTTTGGGCTGAGATTGTGAGGCACACTTTACCGTAGGCGTGGAAGTAGCAAAGAGCATGGTTCTTCTTGTCGTTCATTTGATCTCCGTAAATGGTGAATGTTTGGGAACCAGTATTCTTATACCCACATACGCTGGCTTTTTCTTCCGCGTGCTAAATAGAATCGCGGGTTAAAGAGAAGCCAAAACCTGAGATCGGAGGTAGCAGGTAGGCTTCTCTACAGGTCCGCTATCTCTAGCGCCTGTGGTCGGTCAGGCTCGTGCAGCTGCCCAAACAACTGCACCATCGAAACTGTGCTTGATGCGCATTTGGATCGGCCCTGCCATGTAGTTCAGCAGTATGGTTCTGCTGTCTCGAATGGCATCGTCAAAGCTGCGGAAGGAAAAGGGCCAGCTATCCCAGCCTTTTCCTTGGTTCAGTTGCATATAAAACATTGAGTATCTCCTTGTATGGGGTTCAACCAGGGATTAACACTTCCCTGATCAATATCCTTATACCAGATCTAAGGGTTTATTTGCTTAGGTCGTGGCTAAAGAAGAACCCGTTAGGGTGTCTTCTCCGGGGCTTTGAACCCCAAGCGCGACCCGCCCACAATCTCCACCTGGTGCATCCGGCAGGAATTACCAGTATGACTGTGGACGGGCCGCACAAGGGACTTTTTCTAGAACACCGCCGCAGTGGCCATCGCGGCAGTTTCAAGGCTGTTCCCAGCTTCGATGCCAGCCATGTGGCTGGCTGCCTTGAGGGCAGCCCGCTTGGCCAACCAGCCCGCAATCAGGCCGTACGTTGCCGATGCCACGGTTGCCACGCCCACCACCTTGGTGATGCCAGACACACCATGGTAGACCTTGCCGGCCACTGTCGGGTCATTGAACATGTTCACCGTGTCCTGACCCAGGCCCAACGTGAGCAACGAACCACGCGGGAACACGCCCTTCTTGGCCAGCGCTTCGTCCGTCATGCCTTCGTTGATCTTGTTGAGCAGCATGGTGACTTCTGCTCCCAGCGCTCCCATGTTGATCTTGGCAGCCGTGAGCTGCTCTTGAAGGTCTTCCACCTTTGCCTTCAACTGCGTCGGGGTCATCTTGGTCACGTCATGCTCCTCTGCTGATGGTGCTGAATTCTGGCTCTGAGTTTCGATCTTTTCCATAACTCTCTCCTTGTTGGGGTCGCCCGGTTTCTAGGTCAGCTATTGAAAGCTGACCCAACTGAGCTAGGTCTTTCCTGATCAATATCCTTATAACACACTGACCCCTTGTTTTGCGCCTAAAACGCAGCTTTTGACCATATTAGGGGGTCAATTTTTGATCTTCAGGAAATGCTGGCTAAGAGGTCCCCATCCTTGATCATAACCATGCCCCTCTTGGTAAGTGTGCCTGGGTACTTCCTGCACATTATTACAGCAGCATCCCTTAGATTCTTCCGGCCCTTGTTTAGTAAGGCATAGAGTTGCTGAATACGTAAGCTGTCTGGTAGTTTGGGGTCATGGCGTACTTGGGTCATCATCTTGGTGCAGAGTAAGAAGAAGGGCTCCCACGTATGATCGAAAGATACTATCGGTTGGAGCCTGGTAAACTCATACTCGGAAAGCTGTATGAAAAACTCTGCCCAGCGCTCTATTACCTCAAGTGCCATTCCTCTTTGCACTACCGCCACTAGTTGAACAGCATCTTGATAGAGCCCTAGGAGCTCATCGTCCTTGACGGTGCGAAAATGGGATAGGTCCAACCCATTCACTCGGAGCAGAAAGTCTACCTGCTTTTCTAGACCATCCATCCTGGCATCAAGGAGTCTTGCGGTATGCTCAGCCTCATCCACTTTGCTTCCCATGTTCTTTCGCTCCATGCTATCAATATAGTTGTGGGTTTCTTTGTGCGTTGACACATAACGAGAGCACTTTGTATCATACCTCTGTAAGGAGAGCCTGATGAGTGATTCTGTTGATTCTCTGCCACTTGGTTTAGCTTTACAACAGGCAGCAAAGCCTATAGACCCAGAACAGCTGGAATTGATGGGTAAACGTGCTGCTGCAGCCTACAGCGAGCATGGCACCAGGCTTTCTGATGCGGTAGTGGAGGTGGTGAAGGAGGCCAAGCTGTCGCCGGAGCAGGTGAAGCGGGTATGTGAGTTTGCCAATACCAATGCCTACCTGACGGAGTTTGAGAAGGCTGGGGAGATGCGGAATGTCACCTTTGAAGGTGGGCCCGCTAACCCTGGTGCAGTACTCAAGGACCTGAATGACGGAGGTAATCCTATGCTCAGCAAGCTGGGGTCTAATGACTATGCTGAACCTGTTGGGCAGTACAAGACGGCCAGTGTTTCCGAAGATGCATTTGCCGAGGCATTTGGCATTAAGCTAGGGGGCAAAGAAAAGACTGCTTCAGCACATTCAGGGTCGGACAGAGATCATATGAGCCATTACAATCCAGTAGATGAGCTCAATGATTTGAGACTGTGCCTGGAGGGAACTAGAGAGACTATGATCAGTAAGCTTTCTACTTCCGGTGTGGTCTATGATGACGTCTCTTCAGACTTGTGCAAAACGGCGGCACAAGAACTAGAGACCGGTACTCCTATGGGAGATATAGCCAGAGTTTGGGCCAGTTACTCCCCTAATGCCCCTATGTTCAAGGAGGCCATGGCCCTGGTAGTAAAGCATCTCCAGACTCGTGGTCATTCCGAAGAAGAGCTGGGGAAGTCTCTAAACAAGACTGCCAGTGCTGGTACATTGCCCAATCCGTCTCACCCCTTGGTGGCGCAGTTTGTAGCCTTCACCAAGGTTGCTCATGGGCATCATATCCTGCAAAAGAGCGTTGAAGTACTTGATGAGCAGCTTACGGAAGTTCGATCTAAACTACACGGGATGATCTAATGTCACCAGCTCAATATGCTAAGGCCCTAAGTATTCTGCGAACAAAGACGGCAGGGATTGTAGGAGATGCTGCCGGCAAGATAGGAAGAACCACTGGGCACTTGTGGAATGCTGCAAATGCAGGTGCCCAGGCCACAGCAGGGCATCTTGGTAGTGTCGGAGCACCCAAAGCTCTTACTGGCCTGATTACAGCAGCCCCGGTATTGGGGGCAACATACGGTGTGTATAAGGGCGGGAAAGGTGTAAAGAACAAGTTAGATGAGTGGAAATACCAAAGACAGCTAAAAGCACAGGGGTACGATCAATGAATCCAGTAGAAGCATTTCTTCAAGAGAAAACAGCAAGTCCTGCAAGTAAAGCGCCCGGTTTTCTGAAGTCGCTACTAGAGGGATTTCGTTCTGGTAAACCAGTTTTAGATACTGCGCCTCAGCGATTTGGGTACAATCTTGGTGGCAATCTACAGACTGCAGCTGTCGTAGGGTCAGCAGGTCTAGCACTGGATGCAGGTATTCGCGGTGCTAGGCAGATGGTAAATTTCGGGGTGGATAAGATCAAAAAGCCTATAGAGTACCAGGCTATGATCGAAGCACATCCAGAACTTCGAAAGGAAGATGCTGGCAAGGTTCAGGCTTTGTACAACTCCCTCCGGCATATGTCTCCCCACATGGCTGCTGACCCTGTGATTGCCGGCTCTTTCGTACGCAACTTGTTGGATAGAGGCCCAGAAGGTAGTCCAGCAGTACCTATGGAAACAGCCAACATGTTGTCTGGAATTCAGAAGAACGTGATGACTGTGCGGAAGGATAGCGGTCTTATGCCTTCTCAGTCACCTGTGATGGGTATGCTCTCGAATCCACTTCCCCAGATAAACCCCGGCGATGAGCTTGCTCGTACAGGGCCTGGGCGCAGAGCTGGAGACAGAATGTACGGAAAATAGGGTAGTTCGTGATCATAAAGATCTGCCAGTTTCAAGCTCACCAACCTAGTGGTGAGCGACTCATACAAGTCTTCCAGCCGGGAGATATGGAGAAGGCTGCGGCTTTCTTTGGTATGGGTAAAACTGCAGCCCCTCTTCTTCCTTCCGTCAGTGATTTACTTAAAAGAATCAAGCCCAGCCCTAGAAAAATTTACATACTGGTGAATGCTCTTGGAGCTAGTGAGTACTGGGGCGGGAACATCAACGGCGACGCATTTCCAGAAGCAGCTTTGATCCATCGTGGCCCAGTCTATGGTTATGAAACGTTTAATACTGCTGGCGTTTTCAAGCACCACCAAAACAAGGACCCATCAAAAAGCTTCGGAACAATCATGCTATCAGCATGGCATGATCTAATGAAGCGTGTGGAGTTGGTTATCGAGATAGATAGGGAAGTAGCTGCTAGAGTGGGTGCTACAGATATTTGCGACAAACTTGATCAAGGAATCTACTTCGATGTATCGATGGGAACAAAAGTTCCATTTGATCGATGTTCCTATTGTACAGATCTAGAAAGATTCCAACAGGCTGTTGCTAGCTTCGATCCCTCCAGGCATAAGAGTCCTGGGGATGCTGTGTTGGAGGCTCACAAGAAGGAGCCTATTCGAGGGGTGTCTATTACTCGTAACGACTACTGCGAGCATTTACGTAAATACCTCAACAAGATACTTCCGAATGGAGTCAAGTTCGTTGCTATAAATGACTACCCCAGGTTTTTTGACCTTTCGGGGGTTTTCATAGGTGCGGATAAGACGGCGAAGGTGATGGCTAAGTTAGCATCAGTAGGGACGGGGGAGACAGTACCGTCATGGAGGGTGGCAGAGGATGAGGGGTATCTTCCAGATGTGGAGGAGCAGATGGAGAAGGCAGCTCAAGCGGCTGTGTTGCCTGATGGGAGTGGCTTCTTCACGGGTACAGTAGCCACCAAAAAGCCTGTTGGTCATTTGAAGCCTAGGGCTAAGGTTGCTCAAATCAAAGCCGGCGAGATAGAAAAGGACATCACTCCTTCTCAGTTCGGTGGCAAAGCTATACCAGCTAGACCAGACCTACCTAATGATGTTCTGGATAGACTTGGTTCTTCTGATATGAGTGAAGCTCTTTCTACTCCCGCGATGATGGGTATGTTACTCAAGCCACGGGAGTTTCAAAGAATCACCATAATACACATGGGCAACAAGCCGTTAGCTGATGAGCTAGACAGGCACAATATGGTATTTGGGCCTACGGATGATGTAGAGAGCCCGGGGGAGATGGGTTCAGATCGAATGAGCGAGGTACTCAAGAAGATACTGTTACCCTTCATGGAGGACAAGAGTTTCCTTGAGCCAGTAGCTAAGAGGCGGATGGTCAAAATCATCATAATGGGTGGTTCGAGGGGGCCGGAAGAGGGTGAAAAAATAGCTTCATCAGACCGCTTCCTACTAAAGATAAGTGCGGCTTATAATGGGTACTTACAACAGCTAGCACACTGCCTACACGACATTCCCGATGTCATCAATTCCGACACAGAACTATGGAACAAAGTCCACGGCCAAGGGCTGGGGGATGGATTCTATAAGACGTCTGCTGAGGTTGCTCCAGTATTGGGAGCAATGGGGGCTGCTGAGATACTATCCGCTCTTGCAGAGCACAGCAGGAAAGAGTCAGATCGAAAGGGAGATTCTGTGGGCTTTTTGACTGACTTGATTGCAGAGCATCCTCATATACTGGCAGCTTTGGCCGGATTGGGTACGCTTCATGCAGAAGGATCTTCCCTTCCGGCCGATTTGATTGCTAAACTGACCAGTATGGGCAAGAAAGTAGTGACACCTCGGTGATGTTAGAGGCTTCGTACCTCGAAGACACAGAAACCGATCAATGGAACCTAACGATCAACCGAGACACACAGGAGTTACCAAATGAGCATGGACGCACAACTAGCAGAGATCTATGGCACTGGCCAAGAGGCTAATGCTGAAGATGATCAGGTGAAGTTGGCTGCTGCTGAGCTTCTAGTTAAGCTGGCAGGGGACAACAACGTGGACCTTAGCCAGTTCAGCGATGCTGAAGTAGCTGATATGGTCGTGGAATTGCAAAAGCAAGCAGAACTTCCTCCACAGTTCCAAAAGAAGGAAGAGGGAGAAGAGAAGAAGGAGACCCCGGAATCGAAAGAGTCTGGTGAGTCCTCTTCAGAGTCTCCAGAAGCCAAGAAGGCAGAAGCTGCGGAGAAGGTGGCAGAGGCAGATTTCCTGGGCCGTGTAATGGCTCACTCGTTTGCACAAGAGTGCAAGGAGATCGAAAAGGAAGCTAGCGAAGAGAAGCCATCGGGTGGCAAGTGGTCACGAGCTATCGGTAGGGCAACAACCCATGGTATTGCTGGGCAAGCTGCTGGAGCTGGAGTAGGCGCTGGAGTAGGTGCGGCTCTAGGTAAAGCACTCAAGCATGGCGCGGGCAAAGGTGCTGGTGCTGGTGCATTGGTTGGTGCTGGTCTTGGATCAATTGCAGGCCAAATTCATGGTGCTCGTAAGGGTTGGCGCGAAGGAAAGGCCACAGATAAGGCACTTCACGAGAAGAAGGGCGAGGCAGATCAGACTGCTCTTAATGCCCTTGCTGAACAGCGTGCACTAGCTATGGCCAAGGAAGCCGGCTGGGTGGACCCAGAGGGTAACCTTGTTGCTCCTCCCGCCAAAGAAGAGACCAAGACAGCGTCCCCCCTGGACCTGGCTGTAGAGCGTAGAGCTCTCGAGATGCTGGAAGCTAACGGCTACCCAGTGACTTGGAACGAATAACAACAACC